GCAATTATGGTGAATATGAGTGAAGAGTGGAGACAGAGTATTGTTGGTTGATAACCACTTCATAAACTGTCCACTGGGAGGTCTTCGGACCTCCTTTTTTTGTATAATAGGTCCATACGCGACAGAGCAATGACAGTTTCACACGAGATCAAATCCCAACTTGCTAAACTACTTGCGACTGAAGATTTGATTGTGGAGAACAAGAAGGTTGAGACTGCTTGTTTCAACGTTCATACTCGTGTGTTGACGCTCCCAATGTGGGAGAAAGCAAGCAATAATGTATATGACCTTTTGGTTGCTCACGAGGTAGGACACGCCCTCTATACACCAGATGAAGACTGGATCAAAGAACATAAGATCCCACCACAGTTTGTGAATGTGGTTGAGGATGTCCGTATTGAGAAACTGATGAAGCGTAGGTACGCTGGTATCTCCAAGAGTTTCTATCGTGGATACAAAGAACTGTCTGCTGATGACTTCTTTGATATTGCTGATGAAGATATCAGCACTATGAATCTTGCCGACAAGGCAAATCTGTATTTCAAGATTGGTAGTTTTGTTGGAGTTCCTTTCAATGATGAAGAGCGTGAAATCCTGAAGTTGATTGCTAACACAGAAACCTTTGATGATGTTCTTGAGGTTTCTAAGATCTTGTATGAGTTCTGTAAGCAAGAGATCAAGAAGAACGAACCACCTGCAGCATCTGAAAAGGAAGATCCTAATGCAGAGCAAGAGGGTGGTGTTAAACCAGATTCTGAAGAAGGTGATGAAGAACCTGAAACTGATGAGTCTTATGGTGGTACTTCAAGTTCTGATGTTGATCAAACTCCCAATATGTTGACTGATGAGGAACCTGAAGTTGAGACTATGAAGTCTCTGGAAGATGCTCTCAAGAACCTAGTCAATCATATGGCTGTTGAGAATGAATACATTGAACTTCCTGAGATCAATCTGGATGAGATGGTAATCAGCAACGAAGATCTTTACGCTAACTTCTCTGAGTGGGATGATGTTTCATCTTATGCTTTTGAACCTGTTGATGAAGCATTTCAAAAGTTCAAAAAGTCTGCTCAGAAAGAAGTCAATTATCTGGTAAAAGAGTTTGAGTGTAAGAAATCTGCAGACTCCTATGCTCGTGCTACCACTGCTAGGACTGGTGTTCTGGACTGCTCCAAACTCCATACTTACAAGTACAACGAAGACCTGTTCAGGAAAGTAACCACTCTTGCTGAAGGCAAAAGTCACGGTCTGATGTTCCTATTGGACTGGTCTGGTTCTATGGGTCAAGTTATGGAAGACACTCTCAAGCAACTGTATAACTTGATGTGGTTTTGTAAGAAAGTCAATATTCCTTTCGATGTGTATGCTTTTACCAATGATTATCCTTGGAAGAAGGACGAATATCAATTTTGTCGTGGAAGTTATGTTCCTAAAGAAGGTGTTATGATGATTCCTGACTGGTGTAGTCTTATGCACCTGTTCACTCACAAAACAAAACTGAAAGATCTGGAACTGCAGATGCTCAATATGTTCCGTTGTGCCTGGACCTTCCGTAGGTATGCTTCATATCAAGTTCCTGTTGGTTTGCATTTGTCGGGCACACCTTTGAATGAAGCCCTAGTTGCATTCAATTCAATTATTCCTAAGTTCAAACAAGAGAACAAACTTCAAAAGGTTCAGTGTGTTGTCCTGACTGATGGTGAGGGTATGTCTAACAAGTTTCACAAAACTGTTCAGCGTCACTGGGAGACTGAACCATATCTGGGTGTTCGTAGTTTTGGTGAGAACTGCTATCTTCGCAATCGTAAGAATGGTAAGACTTATCACATTGGACATAGTTGGTGGGAAGTCACTGATACTTTCCTGCGGATGATGGGAGATAGTCATCCTAATACCAACTTTATTGGTATTCGTGTTCTTGAAGGTCGCGACGCTAATAGTTTTATGCGTCGTTATACCAACACTGAGGACTTCATCAAACTGCAAAAGGTTTGGAAGAAAGAACGCTCCTTCACTATTCACAACTCTGGGTATCGTTCTTACTTCGCACTCTCTGCAACTTCACTTTCTAATGAAACTGAGTTTGATGTTGATGAAGGTGCAAGCAAATCAAAAATCAAATCTGCTTTCGCCAAGTCTCTCAAAAGTAAGAAAATGAACAAGAGAATTTTGAGTGAGTTTATTGAACTCGTTGCTTGATAAATATTTCTATAGAAATTAGGTATTAAAAATGTCCAAGTTTGGCGATCTTATCAGAGGAAAGGCACCTGAAGCACCTGCTCCAAAACCTGCTCCAGCACCAACACCTGAACCAGTCAAGGTAGAAAAGCCTGCAGAACCAGCACCTTTGAAGAATGCTGCTCCTACTCTCAAATCTCTTCGTTCTAAGAAGTGAACCAATATTTCAACTGTCACAGAAGGCACTCTTGTAGTGCCTTTTTCTGTGTATAATATCTACAGTTGAAACAAACAAACCACATTATGACCATCTCCGCCGATTACATTCGCACTTCTCTTCAGGCAGTGTATGGAGAGTCTGTGACCTCTGGTGATATTCGCGCTTGGTGCGCTATGAACGGTGCTAACTATCAGACCGTTACTAACAAACTTGCTGACTACAAGACTGGTCGCGGCAAGTGGAATCTGACCATCCAAGAGGCACGTGAGCAGTTCGAGCAAGTCGTTCAAGCACCTGCCGCACTGCCTGCAGTTGAACAAAACCTTATCCCTGCAAAAGATGATACCTTCGTCAAGTTTGGCAACTTCGGTGATCTTAAAAAGATTATTCAGTCCCGTCTATTCTATCCAACGTTCATTACAGGATTGTCCGGTAACGGAAAGACTTTCTCTGTTGAGCAAGCGTGTGCGCAGTTGGGCAGGGAACTTATCCGTGTAAACATTACTATTGAAACCGATGAAGACGATCTTATTGGTGGTTTCCGTCTTGTTGACGGTGCTACCGTCTGGCACAATGGCCCAGTCATCGAAGCACTACAACGAGGAGCTATCTTGCTCCTTGATGAGATCGACCTCGCTTCTAACAAAATTCTCTGTCTCCAGTCAATTCTTGAAGGAAATGGAGTCTTCCTTAAAAAGATTGGAAAGTTTGTCCGACCCAGTGCAGGTTTCAACGTCATCGCAACCGCAAACACTAAAGGTAAAGGTTCAGACGATGGACGATTCATTGGAACTAACGTGCTTAACGAAGCATTCCTTGAGCGATTCCCAGTGACTTTTGAGCAAGAGTATCCAACTCCTGCTAACGAAGTAAAGATTGTTGCTAAGGTTGCTGATACCCTTGGTGTGAATGATGACCAGTTCGTCAATCGTTTGGTTGATTGGGCAGATATCATCCGCAAGACCTTCTATGATGGTGGTATTGAGGAAATCATTTCTACCCGCCGTCTGGTCCATATCATCCGTGCTTACAGCATCTTTGGTAACAAAGCAAAGGCAATTGAAGTTTGCGTCAATCGTTTCGATGATGAAACCAAGCAAGCTTTCCTGGAACTTTACGACAAAGTTGATGAGGATTTTGAGATGCCCGTTGACGAGGAGGTTCAATCCTGATATAATATGAATGCTTGGTCCCTTCTATATGATGAACTAATGGATGAATACCCTTATGCCGACAACTTTGGTAGTATTACTTTGACTATGCCTGAAAGCAAAAACCCAAACCTGTACAAGTACAGTGAGGATGAGATCCTCAAAGAACTACAAGATTATATTTCCACCACATATAACCAGCATTACTCTGCTGGTGACGACAAGATTCAGACACTGGATCTAATTGAAGCGTGTGGTGATGGTGAAGCATTTTGCCGATCCAACATCCTTAAGTATGCCTCTCGTTATGATAAGAAAGGCACTGCTCGCCGTGATATTATGAAGATCCTGCATTATGCTGTTCTTCTGATGCACTTCAACGACAAGAATGCACAACGTGAAACTTACAATCAATGAATCAACAAATGAAACTGTCTGACAATACCCTCAACATTCTCAAGAACTTTGCTGGGATCAACAACTCGATTCTGGTGAAGCAGGGTAACAAACTTCGCACTATCTCTATGGCGAAGAACATTCTTGCTGAAGCAGACATCAGTGAAGAGTTTCCTCGTGACTTTGCTATCTACGATCTGAATCAGTTCCTGAACGGTCTCAGTCTGCACCAGGATCCTGATCTGGATTTCAATCAAGATTCTTATCTGAGTATCAAAGAAGGTAAGCGTCGTGTGAAATACTTCTTTGCAGATCCTAACGTAATCACTTCTCCTCCAGAGAAGGATATTACTCTTCCCTCTCAAGATGCAACATTCCAGTTGGATAGCACTTCTTTGGAGAAACTGATCAAGGCAGCACAAGTCTATCAACTTCCTGACCTGTCTGCTGTTGGTGAAGCAGGTGTTATCAAACTGGTTGTTCACGATAAGAAGAACGATACTTCTAACCAGTACGCTATTGTTGTTGGTGAGACTGACCAAGAGTTTTCTTTCAACTTCAAAGTAGAGAACATCAAGATCATTCCTGGTGCCTACGATGTGGTTGTATCTTCTAAACTGCTGTCTCAGTTTACGAACACCAAGCACGATCTGAAGTATTACATTGCTCTGGAACCTGACTCTACTTTCGGCTGATGAAGATTACACCTGAAATCATCAAGGAGGTTGAGTGCCTCCTTGATATGAGAAAGAAGAATGGTGAAGTTATCTGGGAAGATGGAACTGAACTTGAGTTCAAGATCTCAGGTACATTTGCTGCAGATAAGTTCATCGTCATCAAGAGAAAAGAACCACGGGTTGAGAGTAACCCTGACCCTGACTTGAAACCACACCATAAGTATGGTGAGAAAGTTGAGGGTAAACCTGGAACTGGGTGGCCACTCTGATGGAACCTGATCCTTATATTCAGTTTTTAGAAAACTGGATTCCAGGAATCGGAGAAGACACTGAACTCCACGATGAACTGCATTGTCATTTTAATCTGGGGTTCAGTGTAAATGATGAAGCAAAGTTGCTTGGATTTCAACTGGGTCATCATCCAGCAAGCAACGTGTTTCATGTTATGATATTCATAGTGATGAGTCTAACGATTTATCCTAAGGAGTATCGAAACACCTTCAAGGATGTGACGGATTTTTATCAGGCATATCTCCTTGGTA